AACTGAATCAACTTGGAAAATAGAGCCAGCAAAGGGCACAGAAACATATGCTGTGCTTGCTGTTCCCAAATTCTCCAAATTAACGGTCAAATAGGTTCTGCCAATTGGATAGGCATCGCCGTCACGGTTTACCCATGCCGCCGTTCCATCGTCATTTTGACGAATATTCCAACTGGCGTACGCCTGATAAGCGACACCAACCACCAGTAACAGGACCGTAAATGTGCCTAAGATTTTTTTCATAGGACTCTCCTGTCAACTAATTAAGAGGTGGTTAAATCCCAAACTGCGCCTGATCCGGCTTCGTTTCGGCTTTCCAGAGTATACTCTGCATTGATTAGCCTTCTCTCACTGTCTCCAGTTTTTGAAAGCTCACCCATCGAAACGGGACGAAGATATGCGACTGCCCACATGTCTTTTTGCAGAACAAGCGCATCACGCGCACGCATGAAACGATTAGGAACTACCTCGATATCTCCGAAGTCTGACGAATAAATATCAATCGCCGCAACCAAGGTTTTGTCCTCTGCACCCTTCATACGAGTGGCATTACCTGTGAATGATGACATGGCCTGCTTATTGAACGAACCAACCATCACACAGTCAGGATCACCACCGCTATCCCATGTGGAAGCCAGAACTGCTTTCAAAAGACTTTCAGTAAAAGCCCTTTGCGTCCCGTCTGTCCGTGCCGTATTACCAGCCGAACCGTCAGAACCGCTGGTTCCATTGGAGGTGTTAGTTGTGATCCACGATGGAACCCCGCCTGGCTCACGTGAGGTCGTGGCATTGCCTGTCACTTCCGCATTATTCGCAAGCAAGATAGATTCCATATCGCGCCTTAGCTCTTTGGTTGTTTTCACGACTTGGTAAGCAAGTTCATCCTTGCGACCAGCCGCAACAACCGCTAGTTGTGTTCCTGTCACTCTCGGCACTTTCTCCGAAATACAACAGGTGTTTGAAAGTCGCGTTGTTGCCGTAGTTGCATCAGTGCTTGTCTCATCGCCTTCAAGGACGAAATTTGAGGCACTGGCCGCTGCCAACGAATCGACCTGCCATTCGTGAAGGACGGCCTTAGAGTCAACGCGTGGTATCCCCGTGATGAACGGGGTATCTGTCGGAGAAACATTGTAGATTACGTCCGACAAATCTTCACGATTACCTACAGAACTGTAGGAAGTGAAGGCATCAGTTGCTAGAGTCATAGCTCTCCTTACTCCAGAAGTTGGCGAATGTAATTGACGGCATCACCGTCTGTTGCACCCGCACGTTGTATACGATTTTTTGCTTCAGCAATATCATCTCCAGCCTGTGCGCGTCGTCCCGTCGTGGAAACACCAGGACGCTGGACACGCGGCAAACCTTTGAGCTTTTTAGTTATTGTCTTTTTCTGGTCCTGCATACCGCGATACCGCATGGCATCACGGATCAGCATGACCTGACGGGCATCAAATGCACCGCCGACAAAACCGGATATCTCGTCGTTTGTGAAACCAACATCACCAAGATATGTTGCCATACCAGTCTCGAATGTTTCGAGCTTATCTGGGTCCGTAAGTTCCGGTATTTTATCAACGAGTATTTGCTGCTGCTGTTCACGGAATTGCGCCACACTAGCCTCTCGTTCCTGATTTACCCGCGCACGCTCTGCTTCCTGCGCTTGGTGCTGGCCTATTAAAGCCGACTGTTGCGCTTCGAGCTGGGCCTTTACACGGACATACTCAGCAGGGTCTTCCGACGCGAGACGTGTCATCTCCGCCGCCGGATATTCCGTTTCCATTCGTTGGCTTAATGCTGCAATCCGCTCATCAGCAGCTTGAAGTCGCTGCTGCAAAAGCTGTGATGCTTGCTGTCTCTCGCTTTCAAAATGTCGGCGTTCCTCAGCAAGCGCTGATGTCTTCTGGCGATAATCCGCGTCCATCTGTTGGCCGGAAGCGGCATCCGCAAGGGTAACCATCTGTGTCTCTCCGTTGACCCTGATCGGCATCTTGACATGTTTGGCTAATTCAGCCTCATCCATCCCAATTGCTTCTGCAAGGCCGCTGAGAGTATCAGGTAGTTCCTCACCGGTGTCGGTTGGCTCAGTGGTTGCATCATCTTCAGATGACGTTTCTTCAACTGTTCCCTCATCTCGTGATTCGGGTTCAGCAGTACGATCCGGCTCCGCATCCTGGTTAGCCGTTTCGGTTGGCGATTCCTGCTCGGCGCTGTTGGTTGGCGCAGTTTCTGGCTCCAGCCGTGCCGCAATCGCCGCAATTGCCTGTTGTTCTGTTGTAGGTGCTGTACCGTCGGCTCCCACCCGTGGGTTAGCCTCCGTAGTCTGGGCTCCAGTTTCCTGGTTGGCCGCTACTTCGTCTGCCATGTTTTCTTTTATCTCCTATTAGCCATAAATATTAATAATAATTATATCTACCTAATCCAGTCCCATTTCCCGGCCTATGGCATCTGATCTCTTTTTTGCCCCAATCAATGCTTTATTTCTTGTCGGATAATTTGGAAAAATATGACCAGACTGCAAAGCCTGCATTCCGCGATCAAGCACATTTTCTTCATTTTCTATTTTTTTACCATCCCAAATTGATGGAATATTGTACCAGCGACCTTCTATTGGGAATGTTAATGTTTCCTCTGTTGCGTAATGACCGTTTTCTTCCAGATATGGTTTCGTTAAATCTATAGGAAAACCATCTGGATCAAGCACCGTTGTAATTCCTGGAATTTCATACTTATCAATAGCCCCTCCAAAAACACCACGGTTTTTAAACATTTCATATAAATGACTTATATTTAAAGGCGAAAAAGGCAGTTTTGGACTTGATCTTTGCACTGGGCTTATTTTTCGATAATTATCCAGAAGACTTGGCATTATCTGCTCCTGAGCAAGCGGAAACGCTTACGTTTTTCCTCAAGGTCACTCAACTGCTTAACCGCAAGTTTACCGGTCGTCAGGTGTGTTGCAAAGATTGTTTCAAAACGATTAACAACGCCAATCATCAGCCGCAGGTTCTCACGCCCTTTTACATCTTCCATCGGAGAGTTTTCCCACTGTTCGTGACACCATCCCTTAATCGAGGCGATGGCATCGGTGAACAGCTCGTCACTAAGCATCCTCTCCGCACGGTGAGCGCGGTCACGCTCCTGCCGAAGCTGGGGTTCCTGGTCTTCAGCCGCGCTCACGTTTTGGCTTTCATACCTAGTATTTCATCGTTTTTTTGCCACCAGGATTATGTGCCTTTTTGCCTGTGCCAAATTTACTATCACCGCCAGAATTTAGACGGGATTCTACTACATGCCCTGTGCCGGATTTCCAGCTTGGATTGGTGCCAACTGCTTTTGTGTTACCTGTATCTGATTTTGCCATTTCTTCTCCTAATCTGCCGAATTTGCAGAGGCCAGCCTGGCTTGCGCTTCAGCGTCTTTGACAGTAGCGACCATCGCTACTTCCTCTCTCTTCAGAGATAACTGCTCCATCTTGTACTGATGGTCAAGTTTCATCTCCTCAACCTTTAAAGCATGTTGCTGTTCCAGTTTTGCCTGCTCAATCTTCATTTCCTGTTCCAGCTTTGCCTGCTCAATCTGCATATCACCCTGGAACTTAGCCTGTTCCAGTTGCATTTTACCCTGTGCCTCGACCAATCTTGGATCAGGCGGCGGCTCTTCTTGCTGCTGCTGCTGCGCCTGTTTCGGGTCCAGCCAGTAAATATCGGGGTCTTTCAAACCCGCTGCAAGTGTCCATTTTCGGAGCGCTGCATGTACCATGTTTGCATCAACAATCGGGCCTTTAACCCCGCCCTGTAATTCAATCGCCCGAACCTGCATTTCAATCAGCCTCTGGGCCAGAGCAACCTGCTGTTCCCGCGTGCCATGCCCAAGGCCGACCGTAATCGTCATATCCATTTCTGCGTTCCATGCCCTTGGATCAATCGGCACCCATTCATTACGCAACCGGACAATATCGGGCATATCCTGATGTGTTATTACAAGGCGAAGAACCTTTTTAAACGCCCTCTTAAAGCCTGTTTCAGCAAATACACGCGCAATCAGCAGCATACGTTGCTGTGCGCGGCCAAGAATCTGGTTAATACCGGTCGCTGTCTTGTTGAGAGAGCTTGCATCAAGCCCCTGGCTATAGCGCGTAATTCCAGTACGCGTTTCCCTGACCGTATCACAATACTCGATCAACGGATATGCGTACGACCCAAGGGATTGCGTCGTCAGCGGCATAACAGCACTGCTGGGATCAAGGCCACCCTCAACCCTGACCAGACCACCCGGCCTGTTGGTCAGCATATCGTCAAGATTTACCCGCTCATTAACCACGTAGCGGTTATTGTTTACACCATAAATATTATCAAGAAGCTGCCGCCATACGGTGCTTTTGATTTTCTGTATATCCATCACAAGGTCGGCAACTGAACGCCCTGTCCACTTATGCGGCATACGAATCGGTGTCATATCGACAAACGGATGGTCGTCAACAGGCTCATTTTCAAGAATCTTGTAGCCTGACCCTGCCACCGTTACAGCCCTCATCTCACCAAGGCCGTCACCGTCAAAATCAACCTTCAGATAACACTCGTAAATCCAAACTTCCCGCATCGAAGGATCACGCGTCTCCGTATGCTGTTCCGGCC